TTACTGTGCCATGTTTGGCAATTCAGAGTAAGAAAGATTAGGCTTTTGACTGCCTTCCAATGCTAAAACTTGAGATCCAGACGGTGGGGCGGAAACGTTGGTTTCCGCCCGTTCCGTTTCTATCTTGCGATAAGGGTCAAACGGGCGCTGTTTGACGATGGCGCGACATTCTGCCGTGCTGATATTGGGCAATATGGTGGCTTGCTGGCTGTAGCAGTTACAGCTATCAGCCGAAGCCACGCAGGCAACACGGCGGGGAAAATCGGCTACTTGTCGCAAGGTATCGTAAATCGGCGCGGTTTCCTGAAGGTTGGCAATCCGTGGGCGGTAATCCTCGACTTTCGAGCCCGGAGGCAAAGGATTAGAAGCAGCAGCCACGGCGGCAGGATACGCCGACTGCGGCGGCATATCCGCTGCCGTGTCCGCCGACTCTGCGGAAACGGCTGCCGTTTCCGCCTGCACCGAGCCGAAACCGAAATAACGCCCCAAATTGCCGAAGGCGTACCATACGACCAGCGGGGCGCAGACAACCAGCAGGCCGAAGCCATAGAAAATCGGGTGCAGCTTCTTCTTGAACTTGATATGCTTGCTGGCCGATTTGTAATACTTGAACGCTTTCTTGTCCGGTTTGTAAAACTCGGAGACGGAGTTGTTAGGAGAAAACGAACTGGGTCCCAAACTCTCTTCGCAACGATTGAACTCATACAGTTTGGTGCCCACCTGCTTGCGTTCCAAATGCCAATGCTTGCCTACCAAGTTGCGAATATACTTGTCTAACATGGTGGGGTGCTGGGTCATCAGGATCAGGGTAAAACCGTGATGACGCAATTCTTTCAGGGTTTTGACGTAGGGCGGCACTTCACGCGCGGCGGCGCGGGTCGGGTAGGCATAGTCTGCCTCGTCCACTATCACAACCGAGCCTTCCGGCACCAGTTCATTCAATGGCGCAGACTGTATCTGCTCCTCGGTCAGACGATGCGCCTTAAGAGCCTTTTCATCAAGTCCGTCAATATGACAAAAATAAAGCGGTCTATCCACCGTTTCGCCGTCTTCGGTCTCATATTTAAAAAGCCCATTTCTGTTATTGATAATAGAGGATACTGCAAACGCGGTTTTGCCTGTACCAGGCGTCCCAGTAATCAGGTAAATCATGAGAACACCCCGAAAGTTAGGCGGTTCATCATGTTCTTGGTAACGATAAACGTTGCCGCGCCGATTAAGTAGCCTAAACCGTCAGGAATGCCTGATTTAGCCACCAGTAGGAACATATCGGCGGGGATACTGTTCAAAAACCCCGTTACGCCGTTTTTAACGTAATCCAAGCCTTGCTGATAGCTGGTAAACGAGACGAAGGAAATGCCGAAGGCGGCCATCAGTTTGCCGATGGCGTTTTGAAAAACCTTGTTTATAAAGTTGGTCAGTGTTTCCATCATTTAGCCCTTATTGATTTCACTACCAACATGCCAGCAATAAACATAAAAACCGCTTTAATGACTGGCGATAACATATCTAAAAACCCGCACAGTTTGGCATAGCTGAAGGTCATGCTACGCCCCAAAACGTTCATGGTTTTATCTTGTGGGCATTGGTTCGGATTGCGTAGGAAAAAATCCCCCTTCCAGCCCGTGCCATCCCGAGATTTGGGAACGCGAACGTCCCCAATCTGACCGCTGCCCGCGCCACCTTTAAACATGCCTTTGCCTTCGGCATCGCCCGAGCCTTCGCCCTTGCCGTTGCCTTCGCCTTTGCTGCCTTTGCCGTTGCCATCGCCCGAGTCTTCGCCCTGACCTTCGCCCTTGGGCTTTTTGCCATCATCATGCTTTGGCTGTTTGCCATCATTCGGATTGGGCTGTTTAGGTTCTTTCTGTTCAGGCTGTTTGGGCTGTTTTGGTTGTTTCTCCTCTTCCTGACAAGATTTGTCATATCGAATATTGCCCGAGATAGCATTATTACCCGGCTTCAAATATCGACCATTAGCATATGTACCGTCTTTATTACATACCATTTTATGACCAATATAATTCCACCCGGCCGCCTTACAGACTTCCGCTTCAGTGCGCCCACGATGACCTTCGAACTCAAAACAGCCTTGCTCTTTCGGCTGTTTACCACCTTCAGGCGGTTTGTCAGTCTTTGGCTGCTTCTCCGAATGTGGCAAAACCAACCTTCCTCCCGATTCTTCATCAAAATGATAATTTCCGTCTTTATCCTTATACTCGGGCGGCGCTTCACAAAGCCTTTCTTCATTACCTACAAATTCTTTAATCCTACAATGATTACCCCCTTTCTCATCCGTCCCACAATCTGCATACATCTCCTTTGTTTGGCAAAGCCCGGCCATTGTAAAAACCGAAAACAAGCATAAAGCCAGCCCGATTAAAAAACGTTTCATAACAGCCCCTAATATCGAAACAGGATTAAGCCGACGGTAAAAACCAAGGCGAAACCCATCAAGTAATATTGGTCAATCACCGCAACATCCTCCGGATAAACTGAATCCCCCAAGCGGCGGCGAAGAATGCAAAAAACATGAAGCCAAGCTGTACCCCGTCGGCAAAGTCTTTCGCGGGGTCGCAAGCCGGCAGGGCGGCCTGCAACCTGGCGTTTTGGAAATACCAGCCGTCCGGCCTGCGGACGGGCTGGTAAAGGGCGCGACCGTCGACATAGGGGACGACCTTGGAATAGTAGACGTCCTCCGCCTGCTGGCGTGTTTCATAGCAGAGGTTGCCGACGGCGTAGCCCATGCTGCACCCCTTAGCGCAACATGCGGACGATGGAGTAGATGCCGAATACGGCGGCGGCAATAACCAGCAGCAGGCCGCCAGCGGCGATAACGTCGGTTTTGGTTTCGCCCATGGCGTTGGTTACGTCGGCGGGGAGGGCGGCCATTGCCTGCGTGCCGGCAACGGTCAGGGTGGCGCCCAGCAGGGCGAGTTTGCTTGATTTTGATTTCAACATTTCAAAAGTCCTTAATGGTTTCGCCATCGCCTCACGTGTACGCTATACCGCTTCCACGTGTGGCGTTGGCGTGCCCCTTTCGGGGCAGGCTGCGCCGCTGAAAACAGGGATTTAGTCGGCGGCGTTACGACTAAATAGAAAAATGGTGGGAGTGTTTACAGGGCTAGAAGGCACACCCCCGAAGCCTTAGGAACGCCTACAGGTTTCATCCTGGTAAAAAACGTAATCTTTGTATGCGCCCACTTCGACCATAATCTTTACCAGCTGATCGCGTTTGTACATGCTGTACAACGCGGGATTCTTGGTGCGGACAGAAAGCACTTGGGTTCCGCCTTCTTCGCCACGAATCAATAAGCCAACGTGGTCGCTTACTGTTTCGGTACCATCATCACGGCGACGGCGTTTCTGGAAAACGCGGTCAAACAAACCAACAACATAAAAGCCCTGTTTCATTTCAGACATAAAAGCCCCTTTCTATGCAGCCAATGGCTGCGAAGTTTGCAGAAAATCGCCAAATGCCAGGATTTGGCGACGGTTGAGGAATGCCCATTTACTACCGATGGCATCCCGTAAAAAATCGTCATAATCGTCAGCGTCCATGCGGTGGGGCAGAATGCGCCCACGCTGTAAGCTGGACTGTTTCAAATAATCTTTAAACGCCAAAAACCATTGCTTCAGGCATTCGCGCCAATGCCGAGAACCAGCCGACACAAAGGAAAAGCAGCTATTCGCGCGTTTCCATTTCTGCGCCTTGTCCATGGAGCAACGAACCAAGCGGAAACCCTTATGCTCAGGCTTACGCGCCGCCAAGGATTTGCCGACATACTTCGCCACATAGGCAGCGATGCCCTTTGCCCCGCCTTTGATAGGTACCACCTGAAAACGCCCGAAGCCGTAAGCCGGCAGACGCTCGCGCCACAGCTTCCACAAGGCACGCAGCCGAGGGCTGGCGCTTGAGTAATCGCCTTTTGCAACCGCCTGAAAATCAAATCCCGTGCGGCAGTCAAAACCGAGATTGACAACAAAATGGAAGTGAATACGACCTGACTTATGCAGCTCGAACACACCCACATAGCCGTCAATCTGATGCCGCAGGAAATTGCTGTTCATGCTGTTGAAACGGCGCGATGCTTCGCGCGGGTCGGTTACGTGATCGGGAAAAGTGAGAGTGACGAAAGCGCAGTTGTCGATGCCGTAGGCATCAATCAAACCGTGAATGTTCATTTCCAACGCAGCAGCAGACTTTCTGCCGCTGGTTGAAAATTCCTGCGTTTCTTGGTGTGAAAAATCGTGGAAATAAACGGGGGGAACTTGCTCAGAAATTGAATTGTTACTATTAAGACAAGGAAGGGTCGCTTCGCTTCCTGCGGAAGCTTCGCACCCCCCTGCCGTGGCTACCGCGCAGGCATCACAAACGCGGCTGTCAGCAGCAAAGTGCATCAAATCGTGATAGGTATCACATTCTATGCAGCGGCGGCGGTTCAGCATATAACTGCCGTTGGCACTTATATGCTGCACCTTACCTGTTTGGCGGTAGAGCGGGGCGGTCATGGCAGTAACCCCGTTTCGATGAAACGTTGACCGTCCAAATGGGCGCAGCAATAGCCGTAATCGTTCCCGATAACCTTGCCATCAAGCCCGATTACCGGCTGTTGCAGAGGGTAGGATAAGAAAACGCTGCCGCCGACAGGAACGCCCGTGTCGTAGCAGACTAAATGCCATTCGTCGCCGTAGAGACAAACGGAAACGGAGCGGTCAGCCTTAGCCATTGCCGCCCCCGATAAAGTTGTGCCCCATCATGCAGGCTTGTTCAAAGCCTACATCAAAGGTTGCGCCTTTGTGTGTGACCCATTCGGAAGGGAAAAAGGTGGAAAAACAGGCTTTGCCGTCTTCTTTGAAGACGACCTCGTAGCCCTCGATGTCATCGAGTGCTACGGGGAAGAGGTGGGAATCGGTGCGTTTGCGGGTGGTACTGCTGATTTCGAAGGTGCGGAGGTTGGAGGAAGTCATTTAAGTAGCCCTTTTGTGTTACTGAGTTCAATAACTCATTAGGGCGTACTAATACACTATTTAACTTTTGAACACAAGAGTTAATGAGTTCAATATGCTAGTTTTATAAATCAGTGGATAATAAAAACAACACTACAATTCTGGGTCAGAGAGCAATAAATGTCTGTACAAAGAGCAACTTACAATATAAAAATGGATAGAAAGATACGAATTGAACGCTTAGCGATGGAAGCCAGCCTAAAAGTAGGCAGGACTGTCAAATGGACGGAACTCATGGACATCCTTGTTACCGAGTTCGGTAAAGATGCCCAAGAGATGCTCATTCATCGGGAGCAGGAGAAAAATGCGTAAATATCAATTCATACTGGCCGCCTTGGCCTGTCTTGCCTCTGCCTGCACCCAGCAGGAGGCACAACAGGCCTACGGACAGGCCGCCCATTCCGTCGCCGAGGCGGCTGCAGAATGGCCTACCGCAGGCAAAAGCCGCGAAGCCGAACCGATAGGGCCGATTCAGGCCGAGTACCCTGAATCGGCACGCTATCAGGGGCAGGAAGGTACCGTTTGGCTGGTGGTAAAAACCAATGTGCTCACGGGACCACCGCAGGAAGTGAAGCTGGGCAGAACGAGCGGTTTCAAATCATTGGATGATGCGGCGATTGCGGCGGCCAAGCGCCACCGCTTCCGCCCGGCACTGTCGGCAGCAGGAATGATGATTGAATCTGAAATCGACGTGCCCGTAGATTTCTACCTGCAACGTTAGGCTACCTGAAAACTCTTTCAGGTAGCCTTTTTGACTACTTCGCAGACGCTAACTCTTAAACATCCGCGCATTAAACGGCATAATAACAAACTATTATTTCATAATACTTTGTTATTATTATGTTTAATGCTTCGCAGTGGCTGGACTTGTACAAGTTCCATGCCTGTATCTATTCGGACTATCAACTAGCCAAACGCTGGAAGGTGGCGCCGTCCTATATTTGCCAATATAGAACGGCGCGGCTGCGACTGCCTTTGGCTTGCATCTTGGAAATCGCGGAAACGGTCGGCGTAGAACCCTTAGAAATCATTGCTGCGCTGGAGTATCCGCGAGCAAGGGAAAATCATCAGGCACGAATTAAGCGGGCTTATTTCGATGCACTGATGAAAACGGTAGCGGATAGAATGGCCGGACAACATCAATCGGGATACGTTCGATATAAACGTTAGTTCGCATAATGAACGGTTTCGGTAGTTTATACATCTGCTAAACAGGGGCTTCGCCCCTAAAACCCCAAGCCCGCCCTGAAATAAAAAATGCCGGGGAAGTCCCGAATCATTTTATATTTCTTCCCACCCACAAAGGGCTTTGCCCTCTGTACTCCCATCCTGCGGATCTGTTGGGCGTTCCCCTTGGGCGCGCGTGAAGGCGGTCTCCTCTGCGATTCTTTCAGGCGATTGTTTGCACCTGAAAAATCTAC